ATATCTTGTGGAAGTAGAAAGGTAAATAAAACAAATTTAGAAGAAAAGAAAGATAGTGTTTCAGTTGTTGATGTAAAAACAGAAATAAAAACAAATGAAAATACTGAAATAAAAAACAATAGTAAAATAGATAAAACAGAAGATGAAATTATAATTGAACCAATAGACAACAGCAAAGAAATAGTTGTAAATGGTAAAACTTATAAAAACGTCAAAATAAGACACAAAAAAACAAAAGACAATAGTTTACATACAAATCAAAAGAAAGTGTCTAAAAACGCTTTAAAACGACAAATAAAGCATAGTAAGCAAGTTGTTTCTACTTCAAAAGTTCTTAAAGAAAAGAAAATAGAAAAAAAAGAAAGTTTATTTATATATATATATTATTTAATTATATTTATTATTTTATATATTATTTATAAATATAAAAATTATATATTTAAATTATTTATTTAATATATTATATATCTTTGAACTAAATAAGTAATATATATATTATATTATATATCTTTGAATAAAATAAATTATATATTATATGGCTAAAGTAGCAAAGAAACCTTTAAGAAAAAATCTAATAAAAGAATTAGATACTATTTTTAGCCAGTATATTCGTTTAAGATATGCAAAGAATGAAATAGCTGAATGTGTAACTTGTGGTAAAAAAGACCATTGGAAAAAGATGCAAAACGGGCATTTTATGAGTAGAGCAAATTATTCTACAAGATGGAATGAAGATAACTGCCAAGTTCAATGTATGGGTTGCAATGTTTTTAAAAGTGGTGAACAATATAAATATAGTTTATATCTTGGTAATAAATTAGCAGAAGAACTTTATTTAAAATCAAAACAAATAGTTAAATTTGCTGATGTAGAATTAATTGATATGATTGATTACTATAAACAACAGGTAAATATTTTGCATAAATTTACATAATGTTTTTTAAATTGTTTTTGTCAAGAAGGAGTGGTTTTATAGCCACTCTTTTTTTTGTCTAAAAGTTAAAGAAATGTTAAAGTTTATTTTTGTATTAATTTAATATTTAGATTTGTACCATAATTAAAAACAAACATTATGAAAACAGCAATGCAAGAATTATTCAGCCAATTAGAAATTGAACATCCAAATTTATTTAACACAAATACTTTAGAAGGAAGAAAGTTTATAAATGATTATTATAAATTTTTTGAATTAGAAAAGCAACAGTTAATTGATGCACACGGAAACAAAGAAAAAAAATCAGGTGGAATTACAAATTACACTTATATTTTAACAGGAGAAGAATATTATAATGAAAACTTTAAAAACAATTAACAATGAAAGATTTATTAGATTACAACAGATTTAGAATTGAAACAATGCAAAGTAAGATTTGCGAATTAGAAAGTTTATTAAGTACATTAGAAACTTATTGCTTTGAATTAGCAGATGATGATTGCCCAAAAGAGTACAAAACAATTATTAAAAAAGAATTATACAATTTAAAAACAAAATAAAATGAGCAAATTAATAGTTAGTTTCCCAGCTGAATTAAACTTAAATCAAAAACTATCTTTAATTCAAAAAGAATTTAAAGCAAACAAATCAAAATTTAATAGTTTTGGTAAATACAATTTTAGAAGTGCTGAAGATATATTAGAAGCATTAAAACCATTTAATGAAAAATACCAAGTATCATTTGTAATTACAGAAGAATTAGTAACTAATGATTATGGTTTAATTAATATTCCAATGATTTTATCTACTGCAACTATATTAGACAATAATGGTATTAACGAAATAAAAGCAACTTCATTAGTTGGTGTAGATTTAAATCAAAAAGGAATGCAAGTACCACAACAATTTGGTTCTGCTTCTTCTTATGCTAAAAAATACGCATTAGGTAACTTACTTTTAATTGATGATACACAAGATGCTGATGCAACTAATAAACACGATAAAGAAGTAAAACAAGATATTACAGAAACTGAATTAAAATGGTTAAATAAAAATACACCAGAATTTAACAAAGCTATTGAATATTTAAAAAATGGTGGTAATATTGCAACTATTGAAAATAAATATAAATTAGCAAAAGCAGTTAAAGACGAATTGTTAAAAGTAAAATAGGGAAGCTGAAAACTATATAGAGTAAGCAAATTTTAAATATAAAAAATATGAGTGCAATTATTAATGTAAGTTTAAGAGTAGACAAATTACCAAAAGAAAAATTTGTATCAGGAAAAGATGGTGCAGTTTATTACAACTTTACAGTTGGTGTAAATGATGAAGCTAATCAGTATGGTCAAAACGTTTCTTTAACTGATAGTCAAACACAAGAAGAACGTGAAGCAAAAAAACCTAAAGTTTATTTAGGAAATGGTAATGTAGTATGGACAAATGGTGAAATTAAAACAGCACCTAAAAAAGAAAAAGCAACTGCATCAGTAGAAGATGATGGATTACCATTTTAATTTAATTGGGTAGTGTAAAAGCTACCCTTTTTTTAACATTATGACAAAAGAACAAAAACAAGAAAAACGATTAATGATGGAATTTATAGTTGATGAAGCTATATTAAATCCATTAGAAAAAATAGAACATCCAAAACCAGCAATATCATTTGGTGTTAAAAGTTATGAAAGTAAAGATGGTGAAATTATATTTCCAGTACCATTAGGAACATATGGTAACTTTAGTTTTGTACAAGCACCACCTAAAAGTAAGAAAACATTTTTTGTATCATTATTATCAGCAATATATTTAGCTGAAGATTTACAACAATTTTGTGGTGATTTAAAAGCAAATAGAAATGATAAACATTTAATTCATTTTGATACTGAACAAGGTAATTTCCACGCACAAATGGTATTTAAAAGACCATTAGAAATGGCTGGATTAAAGAATATAGATAAATACCATACATTAGCTTTAAGACAATATAGCTTTAATGATAGAATAGAAATAATAGAACACTACTTATATGATAGATTAGATGGTAAAAATATAGGTTTAGTTATTATTGATGGTGTTGCTGATTTATGTAGTGATGTAAATAATATTGAAGAAAGCAATAATGTAGTGCAAAAGCTAATGAAATGGACAAAAGAATTAGATTGTCATATTGTAACAGTTATCCATTCTAATTTTGGAACTGATAAACCAACTGGTCATTTAGGTTCATTCTTGGAAAAGAAAACAGAAACACAAATTAGTTTAGAATTAAACACAGTTAATAAAGGATTAGTTAAAGTAAGTTGTAAAAGAAGTAGAAATGCACCATTTGAAGATTTTAATTTTAAAGTAAATAACTTTGGATTACCACAAGTAGAAGGTGCTTTTTATGACCCATTAAAAGATATATTTTAAGATGAAAGATACAATGAAACACCACATAGAAGAATTACAAACATCTGCTGCAAGAATGCTTGTATTAAATTCAGATAATTCAATGTTAATAAGTTATTTTAAAGATTTGAAAAATAAATTAGAATATTTGTATGAATTGAACGAAATGGACAACCAAGCAAATTGGACTGAAATACAAAATGCTTTTAATTCAATATTAAAAATAGATACAGAATTAACAGAAGTGGATTTAAAGATTAAAGTAAAAGAAGCACCAATACCAAAAGTTGGTATAGTAACAATAAAAATGTATTAGTATGGAATTGTCTACAAATAAATGGTTAGAACAGGTTGCCCAACATCACAAAGAATGGGTTAAAATTGCTAACCTTTATAAAGTAGATGATTATGCAGAAGATATAGTTCAGGAAGTTTATATTGCTTTGTTTAAATATGCTGATGCAGAAAAGATAATTGATGCAAAAGGTAATGTTCGTAAAGGTTATGTATTTTTTACAATTAAAAGTTTATGTTTTCAGTATTTAAACAAACGTAATAAGATTGATAAAATAGGAATAGATACTTTGTTTAATTTATCAGACAATAGCAATATAGAAGAACATAAAGCATATAATGAAATATGTTTAATGATTGATGAAGAAATAGACAACTGGCATTGGTATGATAAAAAGCTATTTAAATTGTATAGGGATACAGATATGTCAATGCGTGATATTGCAAAAGAAACTAATATTAGTTTAATATCAATATTTCATTCAATTAAAAACTATAAAGAAGTATTAAACACAAAGTTTATGAATGATTACCAAGATTATATTAACAATGACTATAACAACATATACTAATGGGAAGAAAAAAGAAAGCAACAGGATTAGGTGATACTATTGAGCAAATCACAGAAGCAACTGGTATTAAAGCAGCAGTTGAATTATTTAGCAAAGTAACAGGAATAGATTGTGGTTGTGAAGAACGTAAAGCTAAACTAAACAATTTAATATCTTACAGAAGAAATGTAAACTGTTTAAAAGAAGATGAATATTTGTTTTTAAAAATATTATATGACAATAGGGTAAATCAATTAACACCTAAACAACAGCACACAATTAAAGAAATTTACTTAAATGTTTTTAATGAAAAGTTAGATAACAGTAATTGCTCAAGTTGTTGGAGAACTATTTTATCTGATTTACGAAAAGTTTATGATACTTATGAAGTAAATGAATAACTGGAAAGAAATTGATTTATTTAACTATTTAGTGGAAAATGTTTATCCAGATTTAGTTAAAGCAAAAAACCAAATGTCAAGATGGGATTGCTATTCAGTTTCAACTGGTCACCGAATTGAATTAAAATGTAGACAAGTACATTATAAAACTTTGTTATTAGAAAAAGTTAAATATGATGCTATGATATTAGAATGTGAAAAGCATTTAGATATACCAATATACATTAATTCAACACCAAAAGGTATTTATAGTTTTAATCTACATTTGATTGAGCCAATTTGGGAAGTAAACAATAAAAATCCAGCAACAACATATTTTAACAATAGAGAAAAAATAGAAAAAGAAGTAACATATTTAGAAATAACAAAAGCAAAACAATTATGAAAGACAATCCAATACAATTAGAATACTTAAAATCAGTATTATTAGCACAACTTTTATTAGAAGCAAATGAAAGTTTAATCTTTACAACACAATACAGACAAACTATTAAAAATTTAATTAATAGATTGAACAAAGAACTTGAACAAGTAGTATTTGAAGAATACACAAAAGTGTATAAAACAGACCCAGAAATGACTACAAACATTTTAAGAAGCATTGAAAGCATTATTACTAAACTACAAACATCAACAATAGATGAAATAGTAATGATTGATGCAGTAGTTGATAAATACAAAGAAAACAAAGAATGGTTTATGGAAAATGGTAATGCTGAATTTTTAAGAATAGATGGCTAAAGTTAAAGAAGTTAAATTTTCACCAACTGAAGAAGATATAAAAGCTATGGCAGTATGTTGGAAAAATGATTTAGCTTATGTTATTAAACCAGCAAAAACTGCAAACAGGTATAATATTATAAAATATCAAATCAGCAACTACAATGAAATATTTTACTATAAAGAAAATAATGTAAATGCAGAATTTACAGAATATGAAGGATTAAAAAAAACAATGGAATTATATAATTTTCACGCTAAAAGATTTACACAATGACACCAGTACACTACGACAACAAAAAGAACTATGATGTTATAGACTTTATAAAGGACTATGATTTAAACTTTAATGAAGGAAATGTAATTAAATATGTAGCAAGGGCAAAACACAAAGGAACGCATATAAAAGACTTGGAAAAAGCAATAGATTATTTAGAAAGAGAATTACAACATTTAAGAAAAGAACAAGAACAATGGATAGAGAACAACAAATAGAATTTGACACATTAGAACTTGAATATACTTTAAGTTATTTAATTAAGAAAAGAAATTCATTATATTTAAAAGGTTTAAATGATGAAAAGATAAACGATAAGATAAGAGCAATACAACACAAATTGCGATTTGCAAATCACAAATCAGGGATAGTTTAAAAGCTATCCTTTTTTTATTTAAAACTTTAACATTTCATTAACACTTTTATATTAATAACTTGTTTATATTTGCTAAACAATTAACAATTAAAAACACAAACATTATGAAAAATTTATTAAAAGAATTTGCATTAGCATTATTATTATGGATTACATTTTTTACTTGTACAGTATTAATTTTAAAACTTATTTAATATGACACCAGAAGATAAAAAAGAATTAGACTTTGTATTGAAACAAGCAACAAGAATTTTAATTGGTGCATTAATAGCAGCATTAGTATTATTAACAATAGCAATTATAAAATTTTAAATTATGAAAATAGAAATTATTAGAAAATTAGATATACTTTTAGATTTACAAAGTGAAGATAACATATATCAAATAACTTTATTAAAATCAATTAAGAAAGATTTAATTAACGAATGGAATGCATCTGATAACTATGCACAACAAATAAGAGAAGTTTTAGATATGGATAATACATATGATTTATTAAACAACATTAAAATTAGATAATGAGAACATATTTAAGAAAAAAATACGATTGTTCAACAGGATTAAGTTATTGGAAATTTAAAGTTAAAACAAGAATTAAACAACCATTAACAAATGAAGAAGTATTTGAGTTAGAAGAAATAATAGAAACATATTTAAATAATATAGAAAAACAATGATAACAACTTTTGATAAGAAACAATGGGATAAACAAGAACTATTAGACAATATGTATGATGATAGTTTTTATTATGGATATTTAGGTAAAAATGCTTTGAGTAGTTCTTCAGCTAAAATGCTTATTAGTTCACCTAAAACTTATAAATACGTTACACAATATGGTAGTGATGAAAGCCAAGCATTAAGAGATGGTAAACTATTCCACACAATGATATTAGAACCACATAAGTTAAATGATTTAGTTATTGTTGATGTAGCAACTAAAGCAGGAAAAGAATACAAACTTGCAAAAGAACAAGGTTTAGAAGTTTACACAAGAAAAGAATACAATGATGCTGAAAGATTAACTGATGCTTTATCAAAGAACAATGAAGTAATGAGTTTAATGAGTAAATCGCAAACAGAAATTCCAGCAGTAGAAATGATTGATGGCATACCATTTAGAGCAAAAGCAGATATATTAAAGCCAAATATGATTATAGATTTAAAAACTACAACAGGTGTTAAAGATTTTAGATATAGTGCAGACAAATATAGCTATGATTTACAAGCATATTTATATAAAAAGATGTTTGGTGTTGATGACTTTATTTTTGTTGCAATAGACAAAGGAAGTTTAGATATAGCAATCTTTGAATGTAGTGATGAATTTTATTCAAAAGGTGAAGCAAAGTTAGAACAAGCAATATCTAATTATAAATACTTCTTTGGTGAAGAAGATATGGATTTAAACCAATATGTTTTAAGAGGTATATTATAATGGAACATAAATTTAATTATAACTGGAATTTAAAAGATACAGTATTTACAAAAGATAAAGGAAAAGTATTTAGTTGCTTTGCTTGTGGTGGTGGTTCAACTATGGGTTATAAATTAGCTGGATTTGATGTAATAGGTCATAATGATATTGATAAAAAAATGATTGAAGTTTATAAAGCAAATCATAATCCTAAATATTCATTTTTAGAAAGTATTACAACTTTTGCAAAGCGTAAAGATTTACCAAAAGAACTTTATGAACTTGATATTTTAGATGGTTCACCACCTTGCAGTAGTTTTTCAATGGCTGGAAATAGAGAAAAAGATTGGGGAAAAGAAAAAGTATTTAGAGAAGGACAAGCTGAACAAGTTTTAGATACTTTGTTTTTTGATTTTATTGATTTAGCAAAAGAATTACAACCTAAAGTAGTTGTAGCTGAAAATGTAAAAGGATTGCTATTAGGCGAAGCAAAAGAATACGTTATTAAGATTTATAAAGAGTTTGATAAAGCTGGATATTATGTACAACATTTTTTACTTGATGCTTCAAAAATGGGAGTACCACAGCGTAGAGAAAGAGTTTTCTTTATATCATTAAGAAAAGATTTAGCAAAACCATTTTTATATTATGCAGATATGTTTACTGAATTACCTAAAATTAATATGGAATTTAATGAACCAATAATAACATTAAATGATATTAAAGACAATAGTATTTATGATGAAAAATGCAAAATGACTGATGTAAAAATGAATATATGGAACAACCGAATTAATGGTGATAGTGATTTTAGTTGCACATTAGCAAGAATTGAAAACAGACCAAATTCAATGTTTAATAATAACTATTTATATGGTAACAAACCATTAAATACTATTACTTCAAAAAAGAATGATGTGCTTTTTGACGAACCAAGACATTGTAATTTTAACGAAAACACATCGGGACAAACATATCCAAAAGATTACAACTTTTTAAATATGCCTTATTTGTATTTATTAGGAATGAGTGTTCCGCCTGTAATGACCGCTCAAATAGCAAGTAATATTTATGACCAATGGTTAAGTAAATTATGAATGATATAGCAACAGAACACTATAATATAACCTTATATGAAATAGAACAAGGAACTTCTATTACACATTTAAGGTTAATATTAAAAGAGTATGAAGCAGCAGAACTATATGAAGAATGTCAAGGTATACATTTAGCAGTAGAAATAGTATCATTCAATATTTTAACACAATTAATAAAAGAAAGTAAAAAACAAAAGATAAAAATAAGATGGAAACGCAAATAACATTACAATTAAAAAAAGCAATACAAGAAATAACAGGTGTAGATATAAATGAAGTTACACGCAAAAGAGAAACAATAGAAGCAAGGGCAATCTATTATAAAGTATTAAAACAAATAGATAAAAAGAAATCATTAAAATCTATTGGTGCTTCAGTAGGAAAAGACCACGCAACTGTATTACATTCATTAAAGAACTATGATATGTTTGAGCAGTTTAATCCAACATTAAAGTTATTCAGGAAACAAATAATGCAAAGATTAAATTATGCAACACCAGATATATTAGATATGACTAAAGATGAATTAATACAAAGTCTACAATTAGATGTAATGAAACTAACTGATGAAATAGCAAACTTGCAAGAAACAATTACTAATCTACAAAAACCAAGAAACAATTACAACATAGTAAATAACATACAACAACTACTAATAGAAACAGAAGGTACAGAACAATGGCAAATAATTGTAGAAAGATTACAAGCATTATATAAAATGAATAAAAACATTAAAATTTAATAAGATGAGAATAGAAACAAACTACACAGACAGATTTAGTTTAGGTATTGTAATTGGTAAAAATGAAATATCAATAGCAATAGTATTAATAATAATAGATAT